TTACTGTGTATGCCATTTACTAGTATCCTGTGTTACCACCTGAAGTAGTTCCACTCACTGTGTTTGATGTTGACAGTGCTGTTGAACTTGTTTCAGTGAACGTCGTTAAACTTTGTATCCTTAGTGTGTAGTCTATCTGTATCAGTCTGTTCAAAGATTTCTGCACTGGGTGGAATATAACGTGTGTCAACAGTTTATTAGTTGAACCGTTCTCTGTTCCTTCCCAACCTTTCAATCCTAATTCGTCAAACACATAGTCGCCGTTGAAATCTGTTGTGTTATCAAATGCCGCCTGTCCTGTAGGCTCACCGTAGTCCAGTGTGCAAGTGCAAACGATGTCAGTGTACTTGTTACCTGCTGTGTGTCTCACTTCCATCTTGTTCCTTGTTGTGTCTTTGTTAGTGGCAGAGTTGTCATCTATCACTTTGTAATATGTTTGGTTGTACAGTGTGGCATTTGATCCTGTAGAATTTGGTGTAAGGTATGTGATAATACCTGTTGGATCAACTGACGTACCACCATTTCCGAAAGACATCTCATGCACAAAGCCTGTAGTCTTGTTTGCTAACGAACTAGCCAGTGCCTGTGACATGTTTTCATAGTGGATTGCGTTTCTTTTGTCCACCATTACTTCACCTGATTCTGGATCGAAAATTTTGATGTGCCCTTCTATCATAACTCCGCTTTGATCCTGAGGCTTTTTATTCTCTTCTTTTGCTTCTTGTGGTTTATTGTCATCTGTCATCTAGTGTATTTATTCAGGTGAGTTTGTTGGCTCGTTAGCTATGAATTTAGCCTGATTAGTAGTAGACGCCTGTAATCCTTTACCATCTGCTGGATTGCCGTCTAATGCTGTGTACCATACCTGTCCTCTCTTGTGTAAGATTTTAACCTGTGTTCCGACAGCCGGTACAGTGCTTAAAGTCACTGTTGTGCTAGATCCGTTCACAGAGTAGTTAATAGTTGATCCATCCTCGCTAGTAAGCAACAATCGTTGGCCACCAATGAATATGTCTAACTCACTAGCAGAGGCTGGGATTTGTGATAGTGCAAACGCTGTTGTGCTACCGTCACCTGTGAAGGTGTTGGTGTACACTGTGTCCGCATAAGGTATAGTTTGAGATCCGCTGGCATCTACCACTAGTGTGCCATCGCTATGGTCCTTAATTCCTGTTCCAAGTGTTCCACGTCTCAGTTGTCCCAACGTGTTTCCGTTCTTGGTAAAATATTCTATCCTTTCCTTGTCTATGAAGACCACACCCGGCAAGTTGTTTTCGGCATTGGGTTCCGGTAATGCAGTTCCGTCTTTGACCTGCAGTGTGTCTATTGTATCGGTCAGATCATCAACTAATTCTGTCGTTGCTGTTTTGCTGATACGTTTGTAGAATGTTCTGTTTAACATGTCCTTGAATATCCTGAATCCCGTGGCACCTATCGCAGATTCCAACGCGAAGTACATCACATCTAATCTGTCTGAACCTAATATCGTCTTGCCAACAAAAGTTATAGTGTTGCCGGTCATTGTGTAATCATAATTCTGTACCTGCTGTACTCCATTCAACCAGACGAAAGTGTATCCTGCATTTAGTGGATCGAATCTCAGTTTAAAGATGTTATCAGGTTCTCCTCCTAATACCTCTCTTCTCAGTTTCATTCCAAGTGCGTTATTGAATGTTGTTACCGACAGAACATCATTAGCTGTTAGTGTCTGACCATCTGATGCCATCTGTGCTACATCTATTATTATATCCGTCCCTACGTTGTGGTACTGGTTGTCAGCTATTGTTGTTATAGCAATTAAATCTGTAGTTGTCGGTGCAGTAACAAAAACCACCCTGTCTGGTGCTGATGCCGTGTCCGCTGTTGTTGTGGTCGTGTCAGCTTCTTCTGTTGTTTCATCCGCTGTGTGTATTCCATTTCCTAGATCGACCGTGTAGTGGGTGTTCAGTATCTGCTCTACCCCATTTATGTGTACCTGTATCTGCGATGCACTCGTGATGGTCTTTGCAGGATCTATTGTTGAATCTTCGCCCAGTGCTGGTACTTGCGACTCATCTGCAGTTATCGTATGTGTGTCAGCTGTCTCTGATGTTGAATCTGTGGTGCCTACTGTTGCTCCTAAGCCTGATGGTGCGTTGAAATCAAATCGGGTAGTAGTTCCGTCTCCTATGTAGTAACTCACGTCAGGGCCTCTCAGTACTTTCCCATTTGCCTCAACGATAGTCAGACCCGACAATGGTCCTATCGATCCTGGTGGATAGGTCAAAGTGTATCTGTTTGTTGATCCGTCGTATGTCACCGCTTCATTTCTGATGCTGGCATAACTTCTTGTGCTTGTTGTGGATTTGTTGAACCCTGCCACCTGTACTAATGCATTGGCCACTGGAGCTGAATTGAATGTAACTGTGACTGCATTGGCAGTAGTAGTCGTTGTGAACGCTGTTGTTGGTACGCCGTCAATAGTGATATACATATCAGACACCGTTGAGTCCAAGTTGAACTCACCCCTGGTTGATGTCGTGAATGTTACTGTGCTTCCGTCACCTGTGTACTGGTCAAGTACTCTGTAATTTTCTCCACTTATTGCAAAGACTCTAGTGGCTATAACACTGTTGGTTGCTGGCGCCGTTCCAAATGTTATTGTTTTGTTTGCAACACTGACTGTGTAGTCCGTTGTTAATTTTTTAACCACACCATTTACTGAAACTGTAACCGAACCAAGTGTTCCTGGATAATCACCAATGCTGAATGTTGTCGTGGTTGCGTCACCTCTGTGATTTTTACTAGATATGAAAGGTACTCCAGACTCCGGAGATGTGTAAACTTTTATGTCCAGTGTATCAAATAGCTGTCCCGGAACAGTTTCTTCCGGTGCGTAGCTGGTTTCAGGTGATATGAAATCATCACCTTCTAGCAAAATATCGCTCGGCGCTGATCCTAATGCAGAACCAAAAAGTCCACCTTTGATTATCGACTCCAAAGTCCTATCATCAGTTGGTGTCAAAACACCATCATCATCGAACGGTATAAACTCCACTAACGTACCTGCGGCCGGTATAGTACCTATTGTAAATGATGTTGTCGATCCATCACCTCTGAATACCTCTGTTCTTTTAACCCTTGTACTGTCGGCTGATGTAAGATAAACTTGATAGACATCGCTTATGGCTGGTGCAGGTGTAATTGTAAATGTTGCTGTCAATCCGTCTGCACTGAATGACTTGATCCTTGAGGCTCCATAGTTGTCCCATGGGAAGTCATACCAACCTGCCTTGTCCCACCCTGCTTCTTGTGAGAATAACAATCCTGTCACCATTGTTCCACCGTAGTCAACCCCCGACATGACTTGTGAAAGTTCGTTGCCTGCCATCCCTGCTCCTGGTGTGTAGAAACCTTTGGTCCTGTCTGCGGCCGTTAAACCTGTTTCATCTCCGTAAACCTTGTACAATTTGTTTGCACCATCGTTGAAGTTTGCTGTTGCAGTGAAGGCACTTGTTGTTTTGTATAATTGGTTGTTGTATCTAATCAGCTGTCCGTATGCATAGCTGGTCAATGCCGTCCAATCGACCACTCTCGATGTGCTAGAAACCCTATCAAATTTTATTGTGGTGTCTATGTCTCTCACAAGGTCATTGTTCAGGTTTGCATATGCTCTAGCAGTGTCAGACGGTGTTGATCCATCAGATGCACCTCCGGTTAACACCACCATAGGTGTTGAAGTGTAGTTTGCACCAATACCTGTTACAGTAACTTTTGTTACTGTGCCACCAACAACTGTTGCCGTGGCAGTCGCCGCAGTAGTGGTCGGTGTTGTGTACATCTTGAATGCACCCGAAATCGTTGCCTGTGCTGTAATGATCGTACTCGGACCATAGAACGTGCCTGTGTACCCATCAAATTTATAAATGTTTGTTGTTCCTGCACCACCGTTCTGTGTGTCATATATCTTTGCCTGTGTTTCACTACTGAACAGTGGATAGAAGTAACCATAAGTGCCTGACGTTGATCCTCTTGAACTTGTTGCCAATATCTGGAAAGGCCCTGTGGCTCCCACTGTTCCTCCCACTATCGTGACTGTTGGGGCTGTGGTGTAGCCGGATCCACCTTTAGTGACTGTAATAGACGAAATGTATTTCTTGTGATAGTCATTCCACATCTGCCAAGGATACTCAGTCAGTTTAGCTGTGTCCTTGGATACGTTAAGTGCCCTAATCCTGCCTGTCGTCACATCATAGAATGTGGGACTGTCAAAGTCAGTGAACAGTCCATCCTGTGTGTCCGTGCCCGTATATCCAAGTCTGTATTCTCTTATTTTACTATGGAAAGGTTTTACTTCATTTATGTAGCTTTCTATCCATTTGTCTGTTCCTGTTGTGTACGATTTTCTCTGGTCCAATGGTCTAACAGAACTTGTGGCATTAAGGAATGACGTTTTAAACATCCAATCAACGTAAGTCTGTTCAGATAATACTTTCCTCAAACCTGTGAAGAACAGTGTGTTGTATTCCAAAGCAAGATCATTAATGAACAAGTCATCCCTCAGTGCTGTCAAAACTTTTCTAGTCTCTATAGAAGGTGCCTCGTCAAAGAAATTGTCGTCAAACGTGTCCTCACCTGCAAATCCTATGGCATCCTGCGAGTAGTCATACAGTTTAGTTGATAGTCTTATAGTCCCATTCTCTGTTCCAACATTTTGCCAACCTGTCGCAGTCTTCATGAACAATTTCCACCCACCTGTATCTGCGTTTGTTACTTTGACGTGTTTACCTATTGCAAGGTTTAAAGTGTCTAGTTCGTATTGGAACTTGACCTGCTTGTCAATTGGCGTGTTTTCACCATGGAGCATTCCATGTACATCAGGATCTGTGCCATACCAGTCTGTGTAACTCCAATAGCTAGAAGTTTTGTAAGTCTGTAATCGTGTCCTTGAGAATTCCGTACCATCCCATGTGTATATCGCCCAGTATCCGTTGGCTGTCTCATCCGCCTTGACTAGGAATTTAACTGTTCCTGATAGGTCTCTTGTGTCAATGTACGTCAGTTCCGCATATGTGTCTATGGTCGTGTCCCATTCCAAACTCTCAGCAGTTGGTTCTGGTTCCTTGGAATCTAGATTTCTAAGATTGAACGTTCCTGCCAATTGATTTTTCTTTAGAACAGTGTTAGAGTAGTCTATGATTTCTTTAAGTGCTGTGAACCTGTCCACGTACCAACTCTGTCTCGGTCTTATTTTGTTCCCGTATCGTTCGTTAACAGGAAGTCCGATGTCCGGGACAAGGTCTCCTGACTCGTTCTGTCCTATCAGCGAATCCCACCAACGTGTCTCTACTTGTGTTCCTGGCCTGTAGGAGATGTCTCCTTCTCTAGCCAACTTCCACACGGAGTGTGAATCTCCTTCGAAGGTGTTGGTCCTGATGTCAATGTTCAGCACTATGTTATCGTCGCCCAGGTTATTAACATTGTTCAACAGGAGTTTGTTAGTGTCTGTAACCGAATAGTATTTGGCTCCTGTACTGGATGGGTTCTTTATAAGATTTGCCACAAATCCTACCGAGTTCTTCCTTTGGACAACACTGTTCCTTGGCACTGATACTCTGTTCTTCACCCAGTAGTAATAGTAATTCACAAATGAATCTAGTCTGGTGTTGTATCTCTGTATCACCGTGTACTGCTCATCGTCAATGGTACGTGGTGTGCCTGATATTCCTTGTGCGATCCCTTCCTCTGTACCGGTTCTCGAGGACCACTCACTAGGCAGTATAGTAGATTCCGTCCACTCGTATATGTCTATGCTGGATCCTGGGAAGATTCTGCCCCAGTTGTTTGTTTTGAATTCTTGATCTCCCTGTTCATACCATGTCCATTTGACTGTCGATAGATCCCACCATACTTCTCCTATGTGTTCCTCTGCCCATGATGTCTTGGTGTTGGCATTTGGACCTGTGTTGTACACTGCCGGATCCCACGGTGCCTTGATGTTGATTTCCCTGTCGGCAATACCTAAAATACGTCCCTTGACCGGATCATAAAGATCGTAGTGGTCTCTGATCTGTTTGCTTCCGTTATCAAATTCAAAAACCTGTCCTAGTTTTGCTATGTCAATCAGTGCCGTTTCCGAAGCTATGTTCTTCCATGCATACTCTCCGGCTACTGCTAGATCATAACAGGCCACTGTTCCGTCATTGATAACTGTTCCTCCTATGCCTTCGTCATTCGGTGCTCCAACAAACACAGTGTTTTCAACGACGCACACACCTTTTCCAAAATTGTCATCATCTGTCACATTGTTTGTTATCAGCTTGTCATCTATCACAAATGTTGTGTTGTACATAGTGGCTGTGAATGTCGCCCCTGATCCTGTGTTAAGATCAACGAACATCGTATCCTGTAAATCAAATGTTGTTTCACCGGAATCAATTTTCATGTCCCTGGGGGTCGAAGAGTTCTCAGCACCTATCGTTAATCTAGTTCCGTTATGATTTGTATCGAGGCTAGTTCCAAACCTCATGTTTGTTTGTGTATCTGGAGCATTCAGTGTCTGCTGTAATGTGTATGTGTTAGTTGAGCCGTCTGCGTTCCATTTGTAGTAGTACACTGCTCCTGCATCTATCTGTTCCGTGCCGTCAACTCCCGGGGCACCAATGATCAGTGTTGTACCGTCACTTACCATCGACATAGAATCGCCAAACGCTGTGTTCAATGATGATCCATCTGCACTCGTGCCTGTCAATGTCTGTGCAAGAGTGAATGAATGATCTGTACTGCCATCATTTGCTTGTGAATTTCTAATGTATATCTCCACTTTCCCTGCCTGTCCAGGTGATGTTGAACTGACAGCCAGTATATCGCCATTGTCATTGGCTTCTATTCTGTGTCCAAATCTTTTTCCTGCTCCTGGATCGGCTGACGTAATCGTTAAATTCTGTGTCCATGTGTCATATGTTGATCCATCCACACCAAGGCCCCATTCGTACATGTAAACCCGGCCCGTACCATCACTGTATCCCGGTGCTCCAACGAAAAGATATTTTGTCGATGTGTCTCTGACCGAACTTGCACCCGGTTCTGAGATCTTGTGAGATGAACCGAAGTTCTGTTCTTGCAGGTTATCCGCTGTTGATCCATCCTCGGGTGGTGTCAGTGTGTTCAGTAATGAATACTTGAATGTATTTGGATCCCAAAGGTAAATTTTTACCAGTCCGCTGTTAATATATCGTGTGCTACCATCGGAACTTGTGGTGTTGGTGAATGGTGCACCCGCAACAACGAAGTTCTCGTCTGTACTCATGGACAGTGATTGACCCAATCTGCTTGTGTTGTCATCATTCTCTGTCATGGTCTCTGTTGACTGTGTTTGGAACAAGGCTCCTGGAGTTACATCCGAACGGAATAGGAAGTGTATCTCTCCCTGCCCTTTACCTGGTGCAGATACCACAATAGTTCTCCCGTTATTCCTTGCCACTATCCTGTGACCAAACTCCTGCTCCGATGTTTCGCTGTCTGGGGATAATATTACACCAGACACATACGGGTCCTGTTTCTCGTACACCTGCCACAGTCCTTTACTGTCTGCATCAGCATAAACCTTATCACCAGGTCTTTCTATAGCATCATCCTTGTCTACGTAAGTCGAGTATGGTATGATATCGTTCACATTGTCCATTGAGTTTAACCTCACGGAAACAAATTTATAAAAGTTACCGTAGGTGTCTGCCGTTGATCCGTCTTCCAATTCCGGGATGAACCCTATGTTACCCACATAATCTATCACAACTGTCTTATGGTCCGGTGTGCTTGCCACAGGGTAAACACCATTCAGTGTAGTTTCTTCACTGTTTGCTATGCCAAAGTAGTCAGGCAATGTGTTAGTAGTACCTGCTGACAAGTTATGAGAACCTGTTAACGTTATCTCCAACTGCGTGGCATCATTTATGGGTTTCAAAAAAGCTATTGTGACACCGGTGTTAGTGATCCTGAACACGTCCCAGTCTTGGTTGGCCTTGTTCGCAATCCATACAAGATCATTTGACGTTATAAGATTCATATCTAGGTTCTGAATGTCGGCTATGTTGAATGCTGTGTGCTGTACTTGAGACAGCTGTGGATATCCTGCAGTCTTGTAGAACTGTGCTGTTTCTCTGTCTACTCCTTCCTTGGAGTAATCTAATCTTCTAAAAGTTGTTGAAGCGGTGTAATCGACCGGAGAGTAATACAGCTTATTCTTGGCTACTGATGCAGATCTAAGATATTCGATAGTGTCGTTTGATGTGTCTAGTAATTCTATGCTCTGTGGATTGGCAGTTATCGTGTCGCCTTTTAACACAAGCTGAATGTTCTCTATGGAATCGGTGTTACCAAAATTTCCAGTCCTGATCATCCATTCCGGATACAGATCCAACTCGATGTCTTCTTTCTCGTATTGAGCTTTCGTCAGTTTGTCTATGGCATTCTTCGTACCTTTCTCCCTGATGTATCCTTGATAGAACTTGTACTGAGAAACATCATTGACGAAAAGATTCTCTAGGTAGTCCCTTGATTGGTAACCAGTCAGTCTCTGTGCTAGTTGCTGTTGCGACTCGTCAAAGTTGTTAGTTTCTAAATTGTAGAAATCATTGAACTGTGATATTTTGTATTCAAAGTTTGGAATCAACTGTGGTGCTGGTTTTTCTGTTTTTAACATCCAGTTTGCATTATCAAACACTGATGTCGAGTTGTGATTAATTTTTGCTACATAGAATTTTCCTTGGTACTCTACTGTGTCACCTATTTTGTAATCGGTATTTGCTGTCCAGTAAGATACCTGTGCGGCATCAAACATGAAACCTGGTGCATAGTAGTCGCCGTTCCACCCTGCTGTTTTCCATCCAACTATTTTCAATCTCTGCTGTCTGAATCCTGTGAACGGATCAAATATTATGTCTGCGAACACTGTACTATTGTCAAACAACAATATTTGTTCTTTCTGTACTGTGTTCAGTGCTATGTTGTAAAGGCCGATACTGTCTGATTTGATTCCTATATCGAATGTCTTACCTATACGTTTTGTTGATATCTCCCTAATATCTATCTTCCTGCCTCCTGCGTCCAGCAATGAGTAGTCTCCTGCCAGATTCCTTAACTTGCCAACTATTGAGTTGTTAGTGTCTAATTCAAAACCGTCAGCGGCCGGAGACACAGTAACCGCACTGCCTGGTGCCCATTCCTGTGTGGTCCAGAATAAGAATTCCTTTACTGCATTTTCCCAGTTCAATGTTTCTTTCAATTCGTTTGAATATTTGTTAAATCTGAATCCTTGTCCTTCCAACCAATTTCCATATCCCAAAAGGAAATCTGTGACATCCTGTATTGTGTTAAACACGTATCCATACGGTATGGTCTGTACATCCTCCTGATAGGTTTTGTACCGTTTCACTACTGTTGCTCCCGTAACTGCAATCGCTGAGTGTGTCGTGGTCCTGACAGGATAGTTGAATGAGAAATAAGGTTTGGTTGTTGAATATCCTAACACCTTGTAGCCACCTGAAAGTGTTGACCCATCTGTGGTTGTATCTGTGTTCTTCTCTATCAACACACCCGAGTAAGTGAAACTTTGAACAGGGTTCGATGTTCTGAATAAAATTTTGTAGTTCTCATCTGGTATAAATTTTGATCCCGATGTAGAGCCCGGCGATACAGAATCTGTTAGTATTTTGATGTTGTCTTTGTCTGTGAATCCCCCCAGCTTGTATGACAGCTGTACGGACAATTTTTTCATCTTATTATAATAGAAGTTTGTAGGATCCAAGTTACGTGATATCAAGTAGTTGACCACAAATGGTTGGTATCCTGCTGTGACGTATCTTGTCACTGCACCGGTGTTCTGGTCCGTCTCTGTTTCCAGATGGTATTTTGCAGTGGCTAACTGTCTCCTGATTCCTGTGTCTGTGTCTATTTGATTTCCTGCTGTGTTTGTAGACAGTCTAGAAGGATCAAAGAAGTTTGCTGAAAACTTGGCAGGCTTAGTCAGTGCCAGCACTCTCATCACAGCAAAAGGATAAGACGACGATCGTCTCCAGGCTGTCTCAGCCGGTGACTGGTCTCCAAACTTCCAAGAGGACTGTCTACCAGGTATGTCAAAGTTTTCTACAAGTTTTACCGCAATCGGATCCAAGAGGTTACCTGATGCATCAACTGGTAGGTAAGTTTTGATTTCCGGTTTACCATACCTGCCTGGTTCTGTTGCAATGGCGTCCCAAAGAACATCATTGGCCGATGTGTATGGTGCTGGACCATAAAGTGTTTCCCAGTCCGTTGGCTTCTCTGAATGTCCTAACATCTCCCATGGTCTAGTGTGCGGTGAATCTGTGTCGTAGAAGTAGTTGTAGATCCCCCTCCAGTACCCTGGAAAAGTTTGATTGTTTATCCTGTCCGTGCTTCTTGCATAGTTGTAAGTGAATGGCGAACCTTCTACAAAAGTTGTGTTGTTGATGTATTGTACATTGTTCCTTCCTGCCCATGTATAGAAAGTTGCACCCATTATGTCATTGATTTCTTGCAGTGTAAATTCTGTTGACACAAATGCACTCGGACTAACATCATGTATATCAAGCAAGGTTGGATCGTATGCAGTCTTACAGTTGTTATAGATTCTTTTCTCCAATTCAAGTATTAGATCATCCCTCTCGTCTCCGTATGCTTTTATAATCGATCCATCATGTTTTCTAATTACTGCTGTGCTTGTAGTATAAGTGTTGTCAGTAAACAATTCTGGTTTAAATTTTGGATACATTCCAAGTTTAGTTGGAGATGGTGGCATGTAACTGCCTGTTGTATCTGTGTAATCTTTGATCTCCACTTTGTCACCTTCTGCAAGTGTGGTTGATATTGCTACGCTGTCATCTACTGTGCTGAATGTGTAGTCTGTGCCTAATATTAATTGCACACTGTTCAGATAAACGTAAACTGCTCTATTGCTTGGCGTTGTTATGTTGTGTTGCGAGTCGAGTGCGTATTCTGTCTGTGACTCTCCCAGTACTGTGTAAGATCTAGTTGAAACATTTTCACCCCATCCTATCATGTCTTCATAGAAAAAAGGAAAAGATGAGTTCCTACCCTCTGTTATTGCTGTAATGATCTCATCAACTCTGTCAGCGGCTACGCCTTCGTATGCTGTTCCTGTTGCATGTGTAAGGAATGCATTGTACCATTTTTCGTATTCCTTGGTAGCAAAATCCATTGCAGAAATTAAGTTTGACTCTTGATCTATCAGACCAAAAACTGCCGGAGTCAATGGTGCTTCGTGTTGGTGTATACTACCACCTTTCAATCTTGCATCTGGTTTGTCTCTGAGATTTGACACTCCAGGTATTGTTCCTGTCACGTCTTGGTTCTTGTCAAATATATCCCTCACATGACCTAATATCTGACCATAAGTGAATGATCCTAGCTGTTGATTCAGGCTGTTAAAGCCTAAGTTTTCTGGCACCTCATAGATTCCCCTGTCCTCTACCTTGTCGGCACCGCTGTATCCGGCAATCCTAATTTGATCGTCAACTACCAATTCATTTATAAATTTAACATACTTGTTTGTTGTTCCGTTAACAACGGTATAATCCGTCGCCAAGGTTTTTCTAGCACCATTTACAGAAACTGATAATTCTAAGTCTGTCAGTGTGGCAGAATTTTTGTAGAAGTCTATAGGGAATAGCTGTTTCTCTGTTTGCTCTACTACGAAAGTCCTGATTACTCGTTGTTTGCTGTCGTTGGTCCTCTTTACCCAGGCACTCCTTGAGTTGTGTGTTTCGTTACCTGTTGTGTAGTGAAGATGTCCTTCTTCTAATTTCATTGTTACCGTGGCCGATCCGGATTTGTATGTGAACGTTCCTGTTGTGTGGTCTGATTCAAATACTATGTCGCCGACGTTGTTTATGGTGTTGTATTTTACCTTTATGCCCAGTACCGTGTCTGTTGTTGCCGTGTCTGTTGTTGCGAATGCAAACACCTTGGCTCCTGCAAATGAGGAGTTGGGATATTTTGTCGTATCATCAAAGCTGGTGTGCGTGGCGTCCCACATGCCAAATAACGGTTGTTGATTGACTCCTGTCTTCTGCTGTGCATCTTTCCACGTGGCCGTTGCACTGTCGTAATAGAAAGTCTTGCCTTGGTTCGCTGTTCCGAATTCTACGAATACGCTGTCCTTGTCTGCAGGTACTCCGTCTGACTCTTCAGTCAGTGAGATGACCTGTGAGCTATCTCCTGCTGTCGCAAAGCTGACTTTGTATATCTTGTTCTTTACTATGGGATCCGTGTCTGCCGCGAATATGACCCTCATTCCTTCTGTCAGTGAAACGCCATCTACTATGTAACCTGTCTGTAGTACCACATCACTGAAGGCATCTGTTGTCACTGTATCAAACAGTGTGACAGATGTTTTTGCCACTGTTCCGTGATTGTACAAAGCCAGTCCAGAGTCAAATTCTATTATGGGTCTTTTGGCCCTAGTGTCCTCGTCTAGTGTTGGGGTATAGCCGTTGATCCTGGCCGTCTCGTCTATGATGGATCTGTGGAACCACCTGTTGTATCTAGACCATGCATTCTGATCCCGTGAATCTCTCTTTATCGTTATGTAATCCTTTGTATCAGGTATGTAATATGCTTTGGCATACGGCCTCGAGTCGTATTCAACCTCATCGTATAGTATTGTCGTCTCTGTGGCGTAAGTTGCCGGTGTGATAAGATTTTCCACATCAGTAAGTGTAATCGATTCTCCGACTCCCTCTACGTAGTATTCCTTGTTCAGATATGCTGAACCTGTTTCTAATTGTCCTGGTGTGAACTTGATTTTCATTCCATTGGAAAGATTTAATGTTCTCAGGCTGTAAGTCTTAACACCAACTATATCATCATCCGGATTAATTTTTGCCAGTGTGTTTATGGTTCTGATCTGTAATATACCATACATGGCATTATGATTGCCACACTGGTAATACAAAGTGTCTGGAGTACCCGTAAGTGGAACTGTGAATGTCACTGTTCCATAGTCTGCACCATTGTTCACCACGCCTGTTGAGTACAGTGTTGAGCTTGAACCATCCTCTGCAACCTGACTCTTGTATGGTTCGGTCATGATATAGAACGGATGTCCTTTTGCGTTTACATTGAATTTGTATGTGTTTCCCCTGTACAGTTTTATTATGGGATTATTTTCCCCCGGCCTGTGACCAAAGTTGTATGCACCCTTGGCAAGATTAACAACATTATATTCTGCCACAGCCGATGGTCCTATAGAATCTATCTCTATTGCATTGGGTCCACGCGGTATCCAGTAGTATTCCCTGTAATTGATCAGTTTGTCGTAATCTATAGCTGGGTTCCAACCGTATACAGTTTCCTTGTTGAGCCTGTCATGGTTGTCCACCTTGCCGCCGAAGTACTTGATCTGATTGATGTAGTCGTCGTACGTTCCAGTAAACTTGACCTGGTCCTCTGGATTAACCGAAGTGGTGTCCTTGTCTGTGTATGTTACTGTAGGTTCCAACTGGTATGACATCCTATCTCTGCTGGTAGCTGTGAGATATCTGTCTTTTATTTGTCTAGTGTAGGCATCCTGTCTTCCAATGTACCCGTCCAATCTCTCCAGGTTTCCTTTCTGTATCAACGGATCCAGTGTGCTTGACAGGAATCGTTGGTTGGTATCTGTTCTATAGAATGCAGGTAGATGCTGAACTGTTCTTCTCAGTTCGATATTGCCTTGTGTGACAACTTCTTGATTGGTTGATGAGTTAACAGGATTGTCGGCCATTAGTATCCTGCCCCACTACTGCCGGTGCTTGATGAAGAACCTGTTGTAGTAGAGCCTGACACTGCTGATCCTGATGTCGTACTTGTCGTGGCAGTTGGTGTTGATGTCACTACTGTGCCCGAAGCCGATAGTTGGTTGGCTCCTAACGCACTGATAATCGAAACATCATCAACGGTGGCCCCACTGATAAAAATCTCGTCTGCCGCGGAATTGATCTGGAATAGAGATCCAAATGTTTGTCCTGTTTGGTTTGGCACAATAACTGCTGTCAATAAATTTGGTGCTAGTTGATTGTGTATATAAGCGGCTAACTCTGTAAAGTAAAATGCATCTCCAAAATCCCAATTATCCAATGCAAAAAATTCATTTATTGCGGCAATTACCCTTGTCTTGATAACTGCGTCTGTAACATTTGTGTTTGTGTTCTTAACAACTTTAAATGTTGCTTGTAATTGTTCATCTGCAGATGATCCAAATAGTATCTTGTATCTCACTGGGTGGTATACAATTTGGTCTGATAATGATTTTAATGGATCAAGTTTTCCCGAATAATTTATTCTCAACTGGTCTGATGTGGATGGTGTTGGTTTGGCACCACCATCCTGCAACCATATTCTAAACAGGTTGTCATAAGATCTTTCCAACATATAGATATCTACAATGTTTGACACACTGGGATCTATCCTTGTCTCCTGTCCTGCATTGTGTTTGTATTGGAAGCTGATCGAACCCCTGCCTCTCCTCGCATAGTAATCTGTGGTTGTTGTCAAAGTGTTTGTGGTTGAACTGTATTTCTTGATCACATCCTCTGCACTGTCATAGAAATAAAATAACTGACCGTCTGTGTATCCGGTCAGGGTTATGTCTGTTTCTTTTTCAGTCACAACAAAATTTGTTGAGGCGTACGGTCTGTATCTCTCCACAGTATCGTAAGATATGTACTTCTCAAAGAAGACAAACTTACTTGCTACGGAAGTGTCCGGCTCAACGAATATATCAAAGATATCCGGATTGTCAACAACTCCATCATCGTCATCATCAAAGAAGCCGACCTTGACCTTCCTGTTGTCCTGAAATCCATCTAATTCTGTCACGGTGTCCACTACCTGCCATGTGATAGGATAACCTACACTGTTTCCTGTTGAAACTATTGAATTTGTTTTTAGAATTTTTACAGTGTCTTTGACACTCTTACCTGTCTTGTAGTCGTAAATTTTTTCCTGTGCATCATAATGGAACTTGTTCTGTCCCTCTGATTCAAATATGTAATCCAGCTTTCTGTACACAACCGTGTATGTGTTTCCATCATTGGTAAATTTGAACCACCAGCTGGCATCTTGGTTAGTACCTAAGGCACTACCTGCACCGGCTGTGTCAAACACAGAACTTGTACTTAGATTTGTGCTTGTTATAACTTTCCATGTCTCTGAGTCATAATCGTACCTAAGACCAAATTCCTCGTATCCTTCGATCCTGTCTACCATGTCTGCTTCAAGCGTTGCTGAAAATGATGTTGTAAATGCAGGTATCACTGAACTAAGAACCGATCCGTTTGGTATTAAATTGTTTAGTGTGACTGGCCCTGCTCCCGACTCTAGATTTCCTGTGCCGGAGTTTGCTCCGTCGCCCACAACTGCACTAACTTTTGCCCATGTCCTGTCCTCTGCATTATCTGTTCCTGCTGTTACCAATGTGCTGTTTAAAAATTCCCTTGTGTCTGGAGATGTAAACTTAATTAATGCCCCTACTTTGGCATATTTCAAATTTGATGTTGCAAAATCGCCAACTGAAAGTGCGCCTCCCGATGTGAAGAATCCTGTGTTGGTGTTTGTTGATGTTGTTGTCGAATTCCATGTTGCTGACATAGAACTTAAAGATTTTTGAGCATATTTCAAGTAGTAAAACTGTCTTGAATAAGCTTCTTTAAGTTTAGCCTCTACAGATGTATCTATCGTTGACTGTATGTCACTCCTGTTTTTGAATGAGAACGTGAACTGCTGTAGGCTTTCTTCCCTGTAAACGATGCCGTCATCAGCAAACACTCTGACATTTGAGTATGCTCCTGTTGGATCTAAAATTTCCTTGGCCCTCGATATTCCTGATGCTGATCTGTTCACTGATCTCACTTTCACTATCTCCTGCGATGCTGACAGAGGTACCACTTGGTAGTCCTCAGCAGTTATCATCCTGTTTTGTGAATAATAAACCTGACCTGCTTTTTCCTTTATGGAATCATTTGATTCTGAAGATGACGAATTGTATATCGACGCCTTCAATCCAAGCGTTAACGTTAGACTCTGTTGTGCTCCGTTGGCGTCCACGTATGGAACTGAAAGAGATATACCTTGCATGTCCGAAGGTTGAATAGAATACCTGGCATTGGCGCTGGTTCTGTGGTATACTCTGAAATTACCTAGTGGGAGATTTGAGAAATTTCCATCTCCAAAAACCAAATCAATACTGTCGTTTGCTTTTGTTACGACGTTGTAAGTGTTTCTCTCTGCCTTTGAAAGTGAATTGTATATTGCGTTGTTGCCTGAAAGTGAAGGTACCTGACTCCACCTCTCTGACAGCTGTCCGAACTGGTCCAACTTGTACAACCACACATCGGAGTCATTGATGTTCGTGTTGTTCAAAGACTTTATGTAATTGGTTACTGCCGTGTTTACTGTGAAATCTGTCTGTTGTAATTGTCCTTGTTTGAACAGGAAGAAGTACCCGGTGTTGTTTGAGCTGTCTCCGGATCCGTCATTTCTAAACACGTAAGTCAGCCCTGTTCCTGGTACGGGAGAAGATTCGTATATTGATTCCGAATCGTTTATTGTGCTTGGCACTATCTCGAAACTTCTGTTTGTTCCTCCAATCTCTTTTGAGAAAGTGAATATTGGCAGATCTAATTGGTTTGAACTCAGTGTATAAAGTTCTGTTGTGATCCCTCCTATCGTTCCTGCTTCCCTGGGATTGCCAAACAGTTGTCCTGTCTGGTTTGCCGCATTTAATATTGTTGTGAACTGTTCTCTGTAATTAGAATTTGCACTGTCATTCCATATAACTGTACTGTTTGCTAGATTCGTTCCTGAGGAATCGTTAACGTCCTGTGTTGTAGATACAGCATCAATCTTTAGAAGTCCTGTGGCCGTTTTGTTCCTCTTTGCATTGTAGTTTATCAGTCTCGCTAATCTCAACACCGAATCCCTTCTCTCCGCTGTTTCCAGGAAATTCTCCCTTGCGTTTAGATCCACCCTGAATGAAAGTGCCTGTGCCACGTAGGCTATCAGATCAATCAGTGCCACGTATTCAGAACTCTCAACGAAATCGTTGAAATCATCTGGGTAGTTCTCACGGAGGTATGCCACCATTGTCCTTCGAAGTGTCTCGAAGTCGTAGCTCTTGAAATCTGCCTGCTGGAATGACTGGTAGATCTTCCTCCAATCTTCGGCGACTAGTAATCGGTTCTGTCTGTCTGTTGTGGCCATAGTTTTATCAACTTGTTAACAACGATATTTATGTGTTAGGATATGTGCGTACTTTAAGATAGACGCAACAGTGAGTTCTCATCAAAGCCAAATCTCAGTTTCTCTGTGATATCCAGTGGAACATACGTGATAGTTGCCTGTATGGTTATGCCTTTATCTGCTTCCGTCACTACTATATCCGCTGTAGATATACGTGGATCTGCGTTAAGATTTGCTGTAACATCCTCTAGAATAGCTTCTTTAAGTATATCTGTGAATGGTTCGAACAAAGAATCATATATTATAGTGCCGAATTCGGGATTTTCTACCCTTTCTCCCTTACGCACAGATAACCTGTTGATCAGATCCTGCTTGGCACATTCAAAGTCATAAAGTTTGAAATTTTGCTTGTCAGCCTTGGAACTGAATCCTTTGAAGGTTACGGATGAATTGATGGCTCCTGATGAGCCGCTGTTGCTGTTGTACGCCATTAATTTAACTTCCTGAATTCAACATCCACTTTGCTGTAATCTACCATGTAGAATCCCGTGTCTGTCATTTCTCTCGCCCATGGAACTTCCTGTGCCATTACACCGATGTATCTTCCGGGCAGTTGCTTGTATTTAAATGAATATATGTTGATTCCGGCAGGTGACTTGCCAATTAATTCTATGTCCTCTTTAAGCCTTACATCACTGAATCCTTTGAAGAAACTGCCCACGGCTGTTGCTACCGTGGCCACGGTGCTCCCTCCACCGAGACTTATTGCTCCAACGGATTTTAGCACACTTGCAAAACCAGTGGCCGCAAGTGGAGATCCATGCAGTGCCGCTCCTCTGCTCAGAGCTCCTTTGCCCACGAATGAACTAATGGCCTTCTTGCCCGCGGCCGTGACAGATTTGGCTATGGCAGTATTTTTAAGATACCCCACTGCTTGGTTCTGAACATAAGATACCGCCGCAGACTGCACCACGTTTGTGAGGTTGCCCGACACAACGTTCTTGTAAACATTTGTTACGACAGCAACGTTGTCAGTAACGGACTGTAGACTTTCGATGTTAAGGTCGCCCACAATCTTGTTTCCTGTTGCAAGTACTGTTCCTAGGTCGGCGCCTCCTCCACGCAGTGAATACAGCTCTCCAACATTGTTGACGAACACGTTGTCTTTGAACATCTGCACCGCCGTGCTTCCTGTCACACTATCCACCACCTGGTTAGAGAGTTGCGTTGTGATATTTTTCGTAACATCATCCACACTGTCGCTTAGACTGAAATTTCTCAATTTGTTTGATATGCTTTCGACCTCGGCAAACTTGCCTTTGGCCTGATTTAATATGTTGAAGGTGTCGTCGTATTTGTCCCCGAATTCTGTGATCAGCTCTCGTGCCTTGACAGCATTTGTTGAACTGCCCATCTTAGTTTGTAGATATTTCTCTGAGTCCGCTTGGAACTGTCCAAGCCTTATGCTCTCAATTGGCGAGACCCTGTTGTTCTGTTCCATGAACTCCACTGTACCCGGCGTCCTTGACAACCTAGACCACTGTTTTGTGTCCAGCCGGTCATCGTTTGGATCTGTGCTCGGTAGCACCCCTTCTGATGTAAATCCCTTGAATCTTGGCATTGGTTCGTGCGTCACAAATCTGTGTACTGTGGTCTTTGTTTTCTTTGTAAAGGATTGCAGTGGTTTCATTCCCTTCTGTGCCAGCTCAACGTCTCCCTCTTCCCTTGGGGTCATTCCCACCTTGTCCGTGGTCAGCCATTCCGGCCCCCATGTTGGACTCGCACCTGTGGAGTTAAAGTGTACCTGTGCACCTGCAAGGTGTATTGCCCCGCCGGCGCCATGCAGTTGTTGTCCTGGTGTGAAAGATGATAATCCATCCCTTGCGTAGTCCCTTATGGAACCACCATGTGAGGCGTTGAATATACCTTTTTCGCCAATATTGAAAAGGGCCGAGGCCGACTGCACCATGTCTGTTTCCGCACTCATTCTTATGGATCCTGCGGCGTGCATGTTTATGTTGGCATCACTGTGTAAGTTGAAGTCACCCTGTGTCCTCATGTTTATTCCACCCACTCCTGAGTAGAGATCTATCTTTCCATCACTGTTCATCTCTATCCATGCGTTACCTGAACCATTGGCTATGTAGACTATGCCGGCAGTATCATGCATCAGCAACTGGTGTCCGGAGGCCGTCCTCAATCTAGTAAGTTGGTTTGTGCCATCCTCCGCTCCATCGTCCATGGTGAAGGTGTGTCCTGGGGTCCTCACAACATAATCGGAATTTCCCGAATCTTTTGGGCCTACCGGTTCCCTTGTGGTTCCTGTGTCTTTACGACCAGGTGTACTGATACCAAAAACTTGGCTAGGAGATTCCCTACGTGCCGAACTTGATGTGTTACCCCTGGTATCATCTGCACTCAATCCCTGTTTGACAAGCACCTCAGCAAATGGGTGTATAGGTAGTTTTGTTCCTTCGTAATTTCCGTTTGCAAGTGCTCCTGGGGTTCTTCTATTAAGTTCTCCTGCAGGAACATTTTGGCTTCCGTATGTTCGTACTTTGTCAACTGTGGACTGTTCAGTCCCGGGAGGGCCTTCCTGTTGTCCTGTGGACTTGTCCCATGTGTTGGTACTCGATGCTATGCCTGGTACCATTTGGTTGGTGTATGGATCCTGTATGCAACCTATCCAATAGGCCTGATCCATCTTGCCCTCTGCGAATATAACTAGAACTTTTGTTTCAATATCAGGCGGTACTCCCCAGAAGCCATAAGAGTGCTGTGAGTCTTTGTACTGCCTTGATGCACCATTCGTTTTTTGGGCATCTTTGGCTCCATAAAATGGAGAAAGGTATTCACAGGTTATCAGCTGGTTCTCTGCAACTTTCCCTGATTGTACCTTTGCGATGCTGGGTATAAACACTGACAGTCGACCCATCCTCGTTGGGTCAGAGTTGCCCTTGACTATGCCAAAGTATGGACCAGGATTGTTTTGGGCCCAGTCTTGGTCATTGCCCGGTGCTTTGGCTGTTGACGCATCTCCTTTTAAATAATNATTAAGTGCCATTAGTTCTTTAATATCCTTGACAGTTCATCCTTAAACTTCCGTTTCACAGTGTTAGTTAAGTTATCTATGAGTCCTTGTTCTCTCCCCGTAATACTCTTGGCTATTTCCTTGAATTCAGCACTTGTTATAATTTTATTATCTAATGCTATTGATGTCTGTGGGTTAGATATCTCAATGCCCTGGTTGTTAAATCTCACCATGGTCAACACGTTTCTGTAAATTCCGCCATCAAAATCGTGTTCCACCTGTGTCACCCTGTAGAGTCCGGAAAATTCGGCTGACTGGTCACTCCTCATTTCGTACACTCCTGTATTATTGTTTATGTCTGTCGGCATCCTGAAGTTCAGCAACACCACTGGCTCGGCCAGGTCAGCATTGAAACATTGCCGTTTCGAATTCCATACCTTGTCCGGGGTACCGTGGATCTCGTCTATGATTTTATCTGTGTGGGTTCCGTCCTTCCTCTTCCTTGGGGTTGCAGGCATGAACTGTGACTGCCCTAGGTAGGCCGGGTCGCCCAGTATGGTCATCCTGATCACCACCATGTCCGCCGTTGGGTGTGTCAGTGCGTCAAGGAAAGCATCCAGAACCGGTGCTGTACCTCCCGTCTTACCTGACGATCCTGATTTGACAGCATTGGGGTATGACCTGACAAACAGGTTCCCGTCACTGCCCAGTCCCTTGGAATCTGATCCTCCTGTTGCTACGCCAGTTGGATCATTTACGTTTATCTTTTTAGATTCGCTGGGTTCTATGTCCTTCAATCTGCTCTGGAAGTAGGCCACCTTGTACCTTATATCTAGGTCTAGTATGTCCACGTTCTCTCCTGTGAATATGTAGTTGTATTTCTTGCGTACGAAACGCATAAAATTTCGTCCAGTACTGGTGCCTGGCACGGCCAATGACATCGCATGTACTTTGTATGGTTCTACAGTGAAAATGATTTTCTTGACATTCATGTTCCTTATCGTGTCAAATAAAGTCGTGTTAATCACACTGCCTTTTATCCTGAAGTAATCATAATAGAAACTCTCCGTGGGTGCTTCATCAAAATCATAGGCAGGGGTAAACGGTGTCTGATCACCTGTGTTCTTCTTTTTGAATTCTTCGAATTTGTCGTCCGTGAAATCAGGATGTCCCTTCATTATCTCTTCCAGCATCTTTGTTATAGGGTTTCCTGTACCGAACTTCAGGTAGTCCTGGCTCCTTGGTCCGGTGCCTTCTGACCCAACAAACATTCCTGCCTGGTCTATGGAGGTAGTATTGATCGTCACTCCGGGCCTCAGTTTTTCGTTTATGGATATCTGGTACACATCTGGATATTGTACCAGTCCCGCATCTGCTTCGTCTTGATTCTGTTTGTTCAAAACCTTCTCAAGTTCGTGCACCACGCCGCCCAATGTGTTGTTGTTGGTCAATGACAGCTTGCCAGTGGTCCTGGGATAGTTGTATCTGTTCACGTATGAGGCCTCATTCATCGGTATCGCTTTTACAGTGTATACCGTGCCGGCACCAGTGATCGACATGTCCATATCTACCAGCTTAACAGGTATCCTACGATCGAGTGTGCCCTTCACCTTGTCTGATATCGGCTTGCCCAGTTCATCAAATCCCGCGAAGTTCATGGTCAACAGGAATGGTGCATCCATGTGGTCCAAGTAACCGTTGTTGAATGCGGCACCTCTGATCTTCTCCAATAGGCTTATACCGGCTGGTTCTATCATCTCCATCTTGATCTGTGTGACCCCTGTCAATCGTCTCTTGTCGTTGGGTCCTGGTATCGCGGTCATGTTCACATTTTTGAAATATATGTCTCTGTTCTTGTTCAGTGTTGCCTGGCTCTTGTCCAAGGCACCCTTTAGCCGTTCATTGCCGGGAGCGTTGATTATTCTATTGTTGCCGTCACCGGTCAATGCTACTTCGTCATTGAGATTAGATGTCACCGTATTGGCGTCAGGCCCTATGCCGGAACTCCTGGCAATTATGTCATGCGGGGGTGATGCCAACAACCTTCTAGTGTCTTCGAGCTCTCCCTGGGACAAGGCACTCAGCGTGAACAGTACATTGTAAGAGGCATAATCGAACAACGGATTGGGTACTGATAAGTCTACAACCTTCTGTTTTTTATTTCCGGTATCTCCAGTGGTTGTAGGACTGTCGGACTTTTCTTCTGCGACATTTACTTTTTTAGGGCCTTCGTTTCCTAAGAAACCGTCGTTTGTTTCTTTAATGCCCGACGTAGAATCAAGATCTACATCTAAATCAATGTAACCAGCTAGCCCGTCGTTGTTACTGTAATTCCGCGATGATCGTTTTTTAACCATGGCTAAATTCCTAGGTCTTTGAGAAGATTTTCCTTTTTCGGCAACTGTATGGTCACGCCCGGTTTGAAATCGTATATGGGATCTTCCAGTTGGTCCGGATTACGTTGAACGAACACCCACCACAGCCTAGGTGAACCATAAAGGTCAAATGCCAGTAGGTCTGGTCTGTAGGCGTAGGTCCTTTCTATCGTGTAGCTTTGATCGTCTTTCTCCGATGTGATAGTCCTGGGATTAAGTATGCCAAGATAATTTGACACTTCCTGTGTGTTCGAGTATGGTGATGTGTTTGAGTAAATTGCCATTAAATGAATCCTACCTCGTTGTCGCCCTTGCCGTTAAGTTCGCCGTTCACAAATTTCTTCATGGAGAAATTCTTGACACTATCCCTTGAGTAGATTGGTGTCACTAGTACTGATATGTTTGACAGTGTTGGCGCCCATGTCTGTGAAGCTTCCAGTTGCGGTAATCCCATACGTTCCCTCGTCCTGTCACTTGTGTAAGCATCTGGATTTTGTCTGGTCGAAATGTAGTCTATGCCTGCTCTAAGTTCAACGTTGAACGAGTTCAACACAACTGGAACCTTGTGAAACATGTGGTCACCGTAACCGTACAAGTGCAGTATCGGTGGTGGATTTCCTTTGAGGCCGTCACCATCATCCTTTCCAAAGAACATCTTGGTCGCAGTCCTCAGGAAGTTCACTGTCGCCACCCAGTGCTTGGCGTCCTCGGAATTCTGCACAGGATACTCTCCAATTATGTTCAGTGAGTCCACTTGTGAATTTTGATAGGCCTGGTGTGGGAAGTTACTGTGTGTCATGTCCATGGCGTTGTAGTTGGCCGAGTGCTGTATCACCATCGACGGAGTCAGGGGCCAGAATATACCTTTGTGCTTGGCCAGTGGTTTTAATAGTTCATTGTTACCAAAATCAAAGAACTTTTCCAGCGGCCCATTCGGCACCTGTAATCTCACACGCCAGTCGGTCGTGTCGCTCCTGCCGGACCACTTGGCCCTGGCATTGACTATCCTGCTGTCTGTAGAAATTCCCGAACCCAACAGTCTGCTTAAGGTCCTGTTAAAAACGCTAGACCCAAAATCCTTAACTACTTTTCCAAATGTTGCCATTATAAACGGTTGCTTTCCTTTGTTAAATTCTATATACTTTAAACTATATTTATAGGCATTTTTTAGGCGCACTTAATTACTCATACGGCACGAATCACATTAACAAATTTGGAGAAACAATGAAGAGAGTCAAGTACCTAAACAACAGAGATCTATTGGCACAGATACACGCCAGCAAGAACACATACTGTTCTTACGTGAGTCCAGAAGATGCACGGTACGATCTCATAGTGCCCACCCTAAAAAAAATTAATGCTAATGCAGTGGCCATGGCAAGAAAAGCAAAGGCCAAGAGGTTGACCCAAGAAGCATGGGAAACGGCCAAAGATACTGGTCTTAAGAAAATAAAATTAGCAGACTACACGATTTCGCCTAGAAAGATAGAGAAGACTGATCTGGTGTTCAGGGTCATGATGTATGACCATATTCCCATGGATAACGAAAGGAAGAAGAATCCCAAGCAAGAAGCAGATCACCACAGCAAGGTGAACTTCCCGCCCTTCCAACACTACAAGTTTGACAAAAAAGATAAACTGGTGTGCGTGGGGAAATCACACTGGATCGGCGGAATGGACAACGGACACTTCTCATGTGACCACGGCAAGATGACCAACACACTTGCGATGATGTACATGAAGTTGTGTGAGAGATATGGAACAAGATCAAACTGGAGAGGTTACACCTACAATGACGAGATGCAGTCACAGGCACTGATGCAACTGTCACAGATTGGATTGCAGTTCGATGAATCAAAATCAGACAACCCATTCGCATACTACACGGCGGCCATAACAAACAGTTTCACTAGGATACTGAACATCGAAAAGAAAAATCAATCGATCAGAGACGACCTGCTGGAGTACAATAACATGATGCCATCGTTTACTAGGCAGAATGAGAACTCTACCAGTGCACCTTCATACAAGAAGATGATGGAGACCGTGCATGGAGATGTACATGAGGTCAACAAGACCGGACTCGCGAAACTGAACAAGAAATTCAAGAAGACCGGCAAGCTCGATCTCAAGGACGATTTCGAGGACATCAAATTCAAGAACAAGATAGACATGACCAATCATAAACCAACCGTCAAGAAGAAATGGTAGCACATGGCATTCTTTAAGAAAGTCGCTTGTTTCACAGACATACACTTTGGGCTGAAGGGTAATTCCAGAATACACAACGATGACTGTGAAGACTTCGTGAAATGGTTCATAGAACAGGCCAAAGCGGAAGGTTGTGAGACCTGCATATTCCTGGGCGACTGGCACCATCACAGATCGGCCACCAATGTTTCCACGATGAACTACACAGTTTCCAACATGGAACGACTGGGTGCGGCATTTGAGAAAGTCTACGTTATCATGGGCAACCATGATCTTTATTACAGGGAGAAAAGAGAGATCAATTCAATGGAATACATCAGAAACATTCCCAACATACACATCGTGAACGAGTGGTTGGTGGAAGATGATGTTGCGATCCTTCCATGGATCGTGGAAGACGAGTATAAAAAGATTCAAAAAATGACACAGAAGTATGTGTTTGGACATTTCGAACTGCCATACTTCAAGATGAATGCCATGGTGGAGATGCCTGATGTTGGCGGAATACAAACTGATCATTTCGCAGGTTGTGGTAAGGTGTTCTCAGGACACTTCCATAAGAGACAATTAATGAAGAATGTGACCTACATGGGTAATGCGTTCCCCCACAACTACGCAGATGCTTGGGATGATGACAGAGGAATGATGGTATTGGAATACGGCGGAGAGCCCAAGTACATCAACTGGCCAGACATGCCTAGATATATCACTATCAAGATAAGTGAATTATTAGAAGACCCGGACAAGTACTTGAAAGCAAAGATGTATGTACGAGTCACACTAGATATAAAAATTTCATACGAGGAAGCAAACTTTGTCAGAGAAACATTCATAGACAAGTACAGCCTAAGGGAACTACAACTGATTCCAGAACAGGTGGATAATGCACAACAACCGACCGTGGAAGTACAGAAGTTTGACAGCGTGGATCAGATCGTTATCAAACAGTTACAGGGCGTCGACTCTGAGACATACGACAAGAATATATTAACAGCAATTTACAACGATCTAGATGTCACGAATTAGTAAAAAAAAATTAATAAAAGTTTTAAAAGGCGAACTTGAACAACCTATGTCTAAACAAACATTGTTGGATCAACTTGCAAAACCCGTAACCCAAGAAGAGTGGATACGTGGATACAATGAATGGAAGAGGAAACAACTTGCTAACAATTAAGGAACTTACAGTAAAAAACTTCATGAGCGTGGGCAATCAGGCACAGGCCATAGATTTCTCAAACAAAAGTCTTGTATTGGTCATCGGTGAGAACATGGACCTGGGAGGTGATGACGCAGGTGCCAGGAACGGCACAGGTAAGACGACAATCATCAACGCACTGTCATATGTGTTCTTCGGCGAAGCACTAACAAACATCAGAAGAGATAACCTCGTCAACAAGACCAACGGAAAAGGAATGTTGGTCAGTGTCAAGTTCATAAAGAACGGAGTGACCTATACCATAGAGCGAGGCAGGAAACCCCAGATATTCAGATTCTATGCAAACGACATTGAACAAAATATAGAAAGCAATGAAGCACAGGGCGAAAACAGAGAAACACAGATAGAAATAAACAGACTAATGGGCATGACCCATGCCATGTTTAAAAACATAATCGCACTGAACACTTACACACAACCGTTCCTTTCGACCAAAGCAAACGAACAAAGAGAGATCATAGAACAGTTGCTTGGCATAACTTTGCTATCCCAGAAAGCAGATCTCTTAAAGGAAAAGCAGAAGGCCACCAAGCAGTTGTTGACCGAAGAGAAGTTGAAAATAGATGCCAGGGTTGCTTCAAATGAAAAAATACAAGAATCAATCGAGAGTTTAAAAATAAGATCTAG